AAGCCAGGTCTTGGTAGGAACTGGAAGCGTGATCCCTATGCCAAAATCCTAGAATCTAGACTGTACAGTCAAAAAGTGGTACCATCTAAGAAGTTGTACAACCGAAAACGGTCTAAACAACCAACATAGACAATGGGGCCCCAAAGGAGGATAGAATGTCGGATAAAAGTGAAAGTTTTAGAAAAGGTGTAAATCTTAATTTAGGTAAAACTTTTGAATCAGGTTTAAACATAGGTTTTGATTCCTTTATTGGAGAGACAACCGAAAAAGGAAAATTCAATATTCAACCTAAAAAAACTAAAGATATAAGTGTGGGACTAGGCGCTACTACTAAAGGTGGTACTAAAGTTAGACTGGATGCGAGTAAATCTAAATCTAAAGGTAATTATTATTTTCCTGAAAGAACTGAAAAAAGTTTAATTTTATCTATTGGTAAACAATTTAATACAGGTGGTGACGTTCAAGTTAACCGCAAAGGTGTTGTAGATAAGGATTTACTATAATGGCTAATTTAATGATGCCAGATGCTGATCCAGAATTCAAAGCTTATTTAAAAGAAAGAGCTAAAAAAGAAGCAACGACAGACTATCATTCATTAAAAGAAGATTTTGACGATTGGAAAAAACATAGAAAGCCTAAAAAGGCTTATTTAGGTACTTTTATATCAGGAGGTCCAGGAGGATCAAACCCTACCTATAGAAAGTATTATAAAGGTATGTTAGATTAAGGATATGCCATTTCAATCTGAAAAGCAGAAGAAATGGATGTGGGCCAACAAGCCAGAGATGGCAAGAGAGTGGACCAGTAAATATGGGAGTAAAATAGAAGCTAAAAGAGGTACTATGGCTAAAAAAGATAAAAATTGGATTCAAAAAGCTACGAAGAATATGCGTAAGGATAAACCTTGCACAGGTAAAAAATTTGGTGGACCAACTTGTCCTAAAGGAACTAGACGATACAACCTAGCTAAAACATTTAGAAAAATGAATAAAGCAGCTACAGGTACAATGGTTAAAGCTGATACAGGTACATGGATTAAGAAAAAAAAGTGGTGGCAAAATCCTAAAAAATTAAAATCCTTAACAGATAATTTAAAAGCAGATATGCAATTTATTTCAGATGCACAAGCAGGCAAGCTATCTCCAGCTTTAGCAGAAAAAGCTAAAAAGAAAGTATTAAAGAAAAGTTCTGCGGGCCAAGGATCAGGGTATGCAGATGAAATTAGAAAAATAATTAAAAGAAAACCATCTATAGTTGGAGACGAAGCCAAAGGTACTGGACCAACTTATAGACCAGGATGGAAACCTCAGCTATCTGTGAGAACAGCTAAGAAAGGTGGAATGCCACCAGCAACAAAATATAAAAAGTATTTAAAAAGTTTGAAGAAAATGCAAACAACTCCACTATCAGGAATGTCTACAACACTTCCACCTAAAACAGCAAGATTATTAAGTAACTTGCAATTTGTTTATAAGGATAGAGGAAAATCTAAAAAATTTGCAAGCTTTATAAAAAAATACAATAAAACTGTAGGAGTATTTCCTTATATGAAAGGAAAAACAAAAGCATCAACTGCTATGGGTAAGCCTTCTACATTTTTACAAAGAAAAATGATGTTAGGAGTTGGAAAACCTTCAGCTGCCACTTCTACATTTTTAAAAAGAAGAAGACAATTAAGTACTGCAGGAGCAGTTGGAAAAACATTACTTAAAAGAACAGGACTGGGTAAAGCGGTTTTAGCTGCTACAGCGGTGGCAGGAGCTTATGAAGCAGGAAAGAAGAACTTACTTAGTAAAAAGAAAGTACAAAAGAAAGCAACAGGTGGGGAAATCATTATCGGCAGAGGTGTTGATATGGATTTATTGTAATGAATTATGGCGACATCAGGAACAACAGCATTCGATCTCGATATAGACGAGATAATTCAAGAAGGCTACGAAAGAATCGGCCTTAACACCAATAGCGGTTACGATCTTAAAACTGCTAGAAGAAGTCTAAATATTTTATTTTCAGAATGGGGAAACAGAGGAGTTCACTTATGGAAAGTGGCTTTGAAACACCAAGCTTTAGCAGCAGGAACTAGAGAATATACAGCGGATACTGATTGTAGTGTCATTTTAGAAGCATATATTTCTACAACAGATTCTATTACAACAGATACTCAAGATGTTGCTTTAACTAAAATTTCTAGATCTGAGTATGCATCTACCCCTAATAAAGGATCACAAGGACAACCTTCTCAATATTATGTTAGTAGAGTTCAACCACCTGTAATTACTTTATTCCAAACACCGGATGCGAGTACCTACACTTATTTAAAATATTATTATGTTAAAAAATTACAAGATGCAACGGCTTATTCCGATCAGCAAGCTGATGTTGTTTATAGATTTCAACCTGCAATGTGTGCAGGCTTAGCTTACTACTTATCTCAAAAAAAAGCACCCGAAAGAGTAGAGATGTTAAAAATAGCTTATGAAGATGAACTCAACAGAGCTTTAGTAGAAGACGGTCAGAGAACTTCAGTCTTTATAGCTCCTAAAGATTACTTTCCGGCAGGTATCTAATGGGTAAATATGCAAGTGGAAAATATGCATTAGCCATTTCAGATAGATCGGGAATGCAATTTCCTTACAGAGAAATGGTATTTGAATGGACTGGAGCTTTTGTTCATATTAGTGAATGGGAAGCTAAACAACCTCAAATCAATCCTAAATTAATTAGTGCAGATCCTGTAGCTTTAAGAAATCCAAGACCTTTGCATCGTAGTGGTATTTTGGTACAATTAGATCCAGCAGCGTGGTTTACGATTAATGGTAATATTAATCCTATACCTAGTGAAGCTGCTAGTGAATCAGGAAGCATGATGCCTCCTGAAACAGCTAATGAAGCAAATAAAAAAAGACAGGCTAGAATGTCTGTTGGAAATGTAGTGGTAGCAATAACATGACGTATACTGAACTATTAGCAAAATTAAGAAATTATACCGAAGTAGATAGTTCGGTTTTAACTGATTCTATTTTAAATGGTTTTATCCAAGATACGGAATTTAAAATATTTAGAGAAGTAGATGCTGATTATTCTAGAAAATATCAAACTTCTACTACTTCAGCAGGTAAAAGGTTTGTCGCTTTACCAACAGACCTTTATTATATTAGATCCGTCCAAGTTACATCAGGAACGGATAGAGTGTTTTTAGAAAAAAGGGATAATAGCTTTATAGCTGAATTTTATCCATCTACTACTGCTACTGCAGCAGTACCAAAGTATTATGCTAATTGGGATAAAGAGAATATTTTGTTGGCTCCTACACCAACAGGTGCTCTTACTATCCAAATAGCTTATGTATTTACTCCAGAGCAATTAAGCTCTTCGAATGCGACTACGACTATATCTACAGAAGCCCCTAACCTTTTATTATATGGCTGTTTAACAGAATGCTATGGCTATTTAAAAGGACCCCTGGATATGTACAAACTGTATCAAGAGAAGTATAATGAAGCTATACAAGCTTATGCTCTAGAGCAAATGGGCAAAAGACTTAGAGATAACTACGATTTTGGTGTACCGCGTATCAAAGTACCATCACCATCACCGTAAAAAATTAAATTATGAGGAGAATATAATGGCAATAGCACAAGCAATATGTAATGCATTTAAAAAGCAATTACTAGAAGGAGACGCAAACTTCACCCAAACAACTGGTGATAAATTTAAATTAGCTTTGTATCAAGATACAGCTAACTTAAGCGCAGCTACTACTTCGTTTACCACAACAGGACAATCAACTGATACTGGAAGCGGAGATTATTCATCAGGGGGAAAAAACCTTGCTGTCGGTAGTCAACAAACATCTGTAGCATCAGGTGTAGCAATTGTAGATTTCGCAGATCTTTCTTTTACTGGAGTTACTTTAACTGCAAGAGGAGCGCTAATTTATAATACATCATCAGCAGTAACTAATGCAGCAGTAGCTGTCTTAGACTTTGGTGGTAATAAAACAGCAACAGCAGGAACTTTTACAATACAATTCCCAGCTTTTACAACTTCTGCAGCTATATTAAGAATTAGCTAAGGAGGTTTTAAATGGCAGGTGCACCATCGGGTTGGGGTTCAAATGCCTGGGGAGAACAATTTTGGGAAGATAATGGAATTGTTCTAGACTATGGTGCATGGGGTTCATTAGTCCAAGGCTTCGGTAACGGAGTTTGGGGTAATGGAGTTCAGCTTACCGCTTTATCTACAAGTACAGGAAGTGCAATTGCATCTATTTCTATAGATGTAGCACTTACTGGAGAATCTTTAACAACTTCAATTGGAACTGAAACTGTAACAGCCGACGCTAATGTTACACTTACAGGAGAAGCTTTAACAGGAACATTAGGAAATGAATCAGTTGATCTTAATGTTATTGTTTCTGTAACTGGACAATCTTTAACCGGAGCAATTGGAACCGAAACTGTTACTGCTGATGCAAATGTAACAGCTACGGGAGAAGCTTTAACAAGTGCTGAAGGGGATGTAATTGGTGGTGGAAATGCTTTAGCAGAACCATCTGGAATAGCCTTAACAGGTTCGCTTGGAAATGAATCAGTAACGGCTGATGCAAATGTTACTCTTACAGGTGAATCTTTAACAAGTGCCGTAGGTACTGCAGATGCAGTATCCGTAGCTGAAGTCACAGGACAGGCTTTAACTGGAGCCCTTGGAAATGAAGGAACTTCTGCAGATGCTAATGTAAGTCCGACTGGAATAGCTTTAACAGGTGCTTTAGGCACTGTAGATGCGGTTTCTGTAGCTGAAGTCACAGGACAGGCTTTAACTGGATCATTAGGAAATGCTGATGTAGACGATCAAGTAGTAGGATTAACTGGCATAGGAATGACAGCGACCCTACAAAATGTTAAAATATCTGCATGGTCGCCGGTAAATCCAAATGTTACTAACAGTTGGACTGAAGTAGATCCAGACGTAACTAATACATGGACCGAAGTTGACACTGCGGCTTAACAAAATTATAATGGTTAGGAGATAAATTATGCCATCGACTTATACAAGTTTAGGAACAGAACTAATGATCACCGGAGAAAAATCCGGTCAATGGGGTACTATTACTAATACCAACCTTCAAATTTTAGAACAAATTGCAAGTGGTTATGTAGCTCAAGCATTAACTGATAGTTCAACTTTAGCTTTAGCTAAAAATAGTGGTACAACAGGTGCAACGCTTGCAACAAGAGTTTGGAAATTAACTGGAGCTTTAACTGGATCAGGAACCATCGTTACTGTTCCCGATAGCACAGAAAATTGGTGGATTGTTCATAATGCTTCAACGGGTGCTCACGCAGTACAAGTTAAAACAGCAACTGGAACAGGACCTAGTTTTTCTACTACAGATAAAGGACATAAAATTTTATATTCCGATGGGACAAATGTGGTGGATGTCTTAGCAGATTTATCAAGTATTACTTTAAAAACACAAAACCAAATTAACTTTGAAGACGACACAGGCGGAGAATATGTAGCTGTAAAAGCTCCTACAGGAGTAAGTACTTACACAATTCAGCTACCCGCTTCAGCTCCAGCCACAAATGGCTTAGCTTTAACTGCCACAACAGCAGGGGTTGCTTCATGGTCAAGTGCGGGAATAACAACCGGGAAGGCTATTGCGATGGCCATGATTTTCGGTTAAAATGGAGACATTATGGCAAATCCAAATATAGTAAGTGTAACAGGAATAACAGCCGGAACTTTAGGATGGAATCTACCTACAGGTGGATTAGTTAATTTAATTGATCCTGATACTGGTTATCTTTTAAAAATTAATAGAATTGTAGTCGCGAATGTTGATGGCACAAATGCAGCGGATGTTGATGTAGCAATTGTTACAGCCGCACAAACTTTTACAAATACAACAGTCACAGGAGCAGACGCAACTACTTATTTAGCAAAAACAATTTCAGTACCAGCGGATGCATCTTTGGTAATTTCTGATACTCCTATTTATCTAAGAGAAGGAGACAACTTACAAGCACAAGCTAGTGCATCTGGAGATTTAGATCTTACAATTACATTTGAATTACTGACAGATACGTAGGAGGTTTAAATTATGGCTGGTAATGGCGGAATAATTGGACCCCCTAATACTGTAACTAACGGATGTGCAGCGTGTGGCAGTGCACCAGGTGTTTGGCAAATGAACACCGTATATTCTTATGTAAAAAATTCAGATTGGGTTTATAATTTCGCAACTCAAGATTATTTAGTAGTCGCTGGTGGTGGAGCTGGTGCTTCAACTCCAGGCGGTGATGGAGCTGGCGGTGGTGGAGCTGGTGGTTATCAAACTTCTTTTTGCACACCGGCGGCAGCCGTAGCTACAAAATATGGAACTTTTCCTATAACAGTCGGAGCTGGTGGTGCAGCGCAAACTGCTCCTAATAATGGTAATGATGGAAGCAATTCAGTTTATTCAACAATAACATCTTGT